GCATTCCCTGTCAACCAACAGACTCTAACGATCCCCTCAAGCGTAGAGCCGCTTTAGAAGTACCCATGAAAGAGATGTGTATGGATGGTAAGCCTCGCTTTATTGTCTTGCCCAAGGCTTCTATGATACGCAAAGGGTTGCAAGGTGGCTTCTGTTATCGTCGTGTACAAACGAGTGGCGAACGCTACAGTGATCAGCCAGATAAGAATGAATACTCTCACCCAGTAGAAGCACTTGAGTATGCCCTACAAGGTGAAGGTGAAGGTCGCTCTGCTCTCCGTCGAGATCAGGGTTTTGCAAAACCACATACAGCAAAGGTGAACTTTAGTGTCTTCTAGTCGTCAAAGCGATATATTCGTTGTATTCAAGCAAGAAAACGGTCACTGGCTGTCACGATTTCTGCACCCCACAATCCAACACTGCTTAGTAATTAAGCCCTCCCTTGGCAAATACATTGTCTATGAAAAAACCAAAGGTAAGTTACGGGTATATAATGTAGAGAGCATAAATGATATAATTGGGCCAACAGATATAACTGTGGGTTATATGCAAAAGGAAGCCAGTAATTCGTTGTTTATGCTCAACACTTGCGTTGGTCATACCAAAAAGATGCTAGGCATTGATAAGCCTTTTGTATGGACTCCATATCAACTATTTAAGCTAATACAGCACAAGAGGCGATAACATGGGATTTACAGCAGGAGGCGGTGAAGTAGAAAAAACCGCAGAACAAAAAGCTATAGAACGAAGACAGCGTATGGCTTTAGATAAAGAAACAGCCCAAAGCGAACGCAGGTTAAAAGCTGTTGCTCGCGGTAAACTAGGCAAAGCCTCTTTGCTTGGAACTCCCGAAGAAGAAGATGCTTTTGCTGGACGCAAGCCTAAAACTATTTTTGATGTAGCTGGTGGAGATGATAAGCCACTAGAGGCATATCGAGGCAAAGGTGAGGCAATTACCGAAGGATATGGCATAACCAAAACAGGAGAGTTTGCTAAAAGAGCTGAACCAGGCCCAGGCAGTAGAGGCAAAGCAGCCGCATCTCAAGCAGATCGCAAAAAATTCGGCCCTAGTTCTGGTGGGATGAGTGGCACTAGCGACCGCGGCAGCAGAGGCAGAAACAAGAAAGGTAAAAAAGTATAATGAAATTACCTAAAGAGCTTGGTTCACTGACGGACTTAAAACGACGAGAAGCTAAAGCCTTTGAGCATATGGCTATGTGGCATGATGTTTTAGATGATGCCTATGAATACTTCCTGCCTAACCGTAACCTGTTTGACAGCTATCAACCTGGCGCTAAGAAGATGGATCGCATCTTTGACTCTACTGCACTAGAAGCTATACAGCAGGGTGCTAGTAAGTTACAGGAAAACATCGCTCCTATCTGGTCACGTTGGGCTACCTTTGCTCCTTCTGATCGTGTACTCAAGATGCTAGAAGAAGGTAACTATGATGTAACCGAAGAAGAGATTCGTGCCAACCTAGAAGATCAGGCCACCATTATCTTTGATTACATTAACCGATCTAACTTTGCTACGCAGTTCTTTGAGCACGCCCTTGACCTACTTATTGGTACTGGCACTCTGCGTATTGATGAGACAGACGAAGACGATCTACCTATTGTTTTCCATGCTATCCCGCAGAAGGGTATTGCTTTTGAAGAAGGCCCGAACGGTAATGTAGAAACACATTGGCGTAAGTTTCAGGTCAAGGCTCGCAACCTAGAGCGTCAGTGGCGTGGATTTAAACCTTCAGATAAGATGAAGGACGTCATTAAAAAAAGCCCAGATGCTGATGTTGAAATAAGTGAAGGTGTAGTTTATATGCCTAAGTCTAAGACCTACTACGGCTGTGTATGGGTTAAAGGTGAAGACCATATTAGCTGGATGGAAGACTTTGGTAAGTCTAGCCCTTGGGTGACAGGTCGTTATTCTAAGGTAGCTGGCGAGATACGAGGTCGTGGCCCAGCACTACAGGCACTCCCTGATGTACGTTCACTGAACAAGGCTAAAGAGTTTGTACTCCAGAAGGCCGCTATTGACCTAGCAGGTATGTACACTGCTACCGATGATGGCGTAACCAACCCCTACAATTTGAGTATAAGTCCAGGTATTGTTATTCCTGTAGGTTCTAACAACAGCTCTAACCCATCCATTCAACGCCTAGATACAGGTTCTAACTTACAACTTGCACAGTTCCAGATCAATGATATGCAGATGGCAATCAAGAAAGCCCTATTCAACGATCTTCGTGATCCTACTGGTGCTGTTAGATCCGCCACTGAGGTTGCCATCGAGTCGCGTGAACTGGCTAAACGTATCGGCTCTGCTTTCGGCAGATTACAGACCGAAGTATTGATCCCTATTATTAAGCGCGTAGCTGCCATACTGACACGAAGAGGTGTTATCACCCCTATTGAGTTAGACGGACGTGACATCGACATTAAGTTTATGTCTCCGTTAGCTAAAGCTCAAGACGGTGAAGACATCCTTAGTGTTCAACAGGCTGTTGCATTTGTTATGCAGACTGCTGGCCCAGATCAAGTTGGTATTGGTTTTAAAGTTGAGGACTTTGCTGGCTGGGTTGGTGGCAAGACTGGCATGCCTGCTGAACTTATTAGAAGTGATATTGAGAAGAAACAAATCATGGAAGCTGGAGTTGCAGCACAACAACAAGGTATGGAAGGTTCTGAACCTCCACCACCACAAGGACAAACTGCTTTATGAGTTGGGAAAATTTAAACGGTCATCATGGCTTTAATCATGAAACTGCTAAGAAAGCTAACAATGCGGCCAGGGAAAAGGCTGCTGAGTTGGCACAGGCTTACAATCATTGCTTTGCTACCCCAGAAGGCAAAAGAGTTTTGGAGGATTTAACACAGCGTTTTATCTTCCAGAACAATACCCCATTTGGTTCTGAGAATGCCAACTATGAATCCGCATATCACAATGGTGAAAGCGGTGTAGTTAAGTTCTTGATTAACCAGATACAACAAGCTGAATTACTTTAATCAAAAAAGGTAACACCAATGTTAGATGAAAATCAGGCCGCACCTGAAACAACAACAAGCGACACCCTGCTGGATGCAAGTGCTCCAACTCTTAATGAGGGCGAGTATTTCCTATCCGATGGTATCAAGGGATCAGGCGACACCCCCGATTGGTACAAAGGCGACAAGTATAAGTCTGTTGCCGAGCAAGCTAAAGCCTACACCGAGTTAGAAAAGAAGTTTGGTGGATTTACTGGCGCACCTAAAGATGGCTATTCAGGCCCAGAAGGCATTGAGGGTGATGATGCCCTATTGCAAGAGCTTACTGAGTTTGCAACAAAAACCAACATGAGCCAAGAAGCATTTGGTGACGCATGGGAATTGTTGTCTGCACAAGGTCAAGCTGTAGAGCAAGTAACTCAAGAGCAAGAGATTGCATCCCTGGGTGACAATGCTCAAGAGCGCATTAAGAATGTCGAAGGCTATTTGAAGAACAACTTGGATGCTGAGGTGTACGAGGAAGTACGCAACCTAGTAACTGATGCCAGATCAATACAATTGGTTGAGCATTTAGTTCGTGCTACTGCTCCTGCTAGATTGCCTATTGACGGTGGTGAGCATCCTACCGGCATGACCTGGAGCGATATTGAGACTCAAATGTTTATGAAGAACGAGAATGGGCAGCTCCTCCGTAGTGTTGATTCTAACCACGAAGCCAAAATCCAGAAGATGATGCAGGAATTTGGTGGCGACAAGGCTCATACCCGCACCTTCGGTTGATCTTCGGTTGAGTTTATGGGGTGAAAGGTGTATAATCGGCACACTGGACACCCCTTTCTATTAAGGCCCAGTAAATTTAGGTTGAATGCTGACCAAGTTTACTCGGGTACTCAGCTAAAACCTTGAAAAACTTTTTATTATTTATTACTCTTTTTCGAGGAAATCATTATGAGTAAAGTATTATCATCAGTAGCGGTAACGGAGTTTGACAGCCTAGTTAAACACGCATACCAGAACGCTGGCCTCCTTCGAGGCGCTGTAACTGTACGAAACAACGTTGTAGGCGATACCTACAAATTTCGCAACATGGGTAAGGGTCTAGCTAACCAGAAGTCTACTTCTGATCTAGTAACTCCTATGGATGTATCTCACGACTTCGCAGTAGCAACTCTGTCTAACTGGAATGCTCCAGAGTACACAGATATGTTTGATGCCGCGACTGTAAACTTTGACGAGAAGCAAGAACTAGCAAGCACTATCGCTCAGTCTCTTGGTCGTCGTTGTGACCAGCTGATCATTGACGCAATGAACACTCTTCCTGGCACACAGGCTTATGCCGCTACTGTAGCTGCTGGTACTACTGGTCTGACTATGGATAAGGTTATTCAGGCTCAGGTTGCTCTTCGCGCACAAGGTGTACCTAACTCTGATTTGTTTGCTGTTATTAATGCTGACGGTCTGAAAGGACTACTGAATGACGAGAAAGCTACTAACTCTGACTACCAGAATGTTAAAGCTCTTGTTAATGGCGACATTGACTCTTTGGCTGGCTTCAAGTTTATTACTGTTGAAAACCGCGCTGAAGGTGGACTAACTGTTGATACTAACGTAGTTGATTCGTACTTCTTTAACCGCGATGCTGTTGGCCTTGCTATCGGTATTGACATGAAGACTGACGTTGACTGGATTGCTGATCGTACCTCTTGGTTGTGTAACGGTATGTTGAAAGCTGGTGCAGTTTCACGCGATGCTTCTGGTATCGTTAAAGTTGAATACAAAGATAACGTATAAGGGGAATTGATTATGGCTTTTGAAAGACAAGGTTTATCAAGAATTGGAGGTGCTGGTAGTGGTGGCACTTTATGGATGTATAATGCTTCTGAAGCTCCTGACAATGCTGCTGGCCCCGTCCTGCAACTTGTTAGCTAC